GTCGTTGCTGTTGGTGCCGGGGCGGAGCTCGGCCTTGCACAGGCGCTCCGCGGTGAACTCCAACGCGATCGGCACCACCAGCTTGCGGCCCCGCGCCAAGAGGCGCAGACCGGCCTGGTCGGGGAAGACGCGGATCTGCTGCAGCGCGTATTCCAGCGCGCTCTCGGCCAGATCGAGATCGGGCGACGGTCGGTTGGCGTAGGAGCCGTTGTCGATCGGGTGCGCGGTCGACGCCAAGGGTTGGTTGTCGCCGAAATAGAGCGGGTTCACCACCGTCGACTGATTGATCACGTTGGCGTGAACAATCTCCTCGGTCTGGGCGAAGCTCTCGGCGAGACCGATCGACATCGGGCCGAAATGCTCTTTGTAGAGGTTGTCGTCCAATGCCTCGCGGGTGATCGCGGTTCCGAGGCCATAGGCGTTGTGCTCGATCTGCCAGATGAAGCGCTCGCCCGGGGCGTTGTCGAAGACCGTCGCCGATCCTTCGTTCTTCAGCTGGGCGAGGCCCGTGTAACGCATTTCGGCGATGCGCTCCAAGCTCATCTTGGAGTGCCCGCGCCAGAACACGTTCGGCCATTGGCGCACAATTTGTGGGTACTTGCCCTCGACCCCCGCAAGCCCTGGCAGGAGGAGATCGCGCTCTGAGCCTCGTGTGACAGGCATGTCTCAACTCTCCTCTGCGAAGGCTTCTTACGGGATCGTCAGGTTGTTGAAGACGACCTGGATCTCGTTGTTGATCGAGGTCGGGTCGCTCTCCGGGTTCCCGACAATGCCGTAGACCTTGAAGGGCAAGGATCCGGGCGTGGCGTTCATCTGGCTGTCGTCGGCCATGTAGCTCGACAAGCCGTTGAGCGGGTTGCCGCCGGCGCCGGCGTTGAAGTTGATCCCGTACCCGACCTGCGCCTGGGTCACCGGGTTCCCCGAGAGGCCCGTGGTGCGGCACTGGAAGACGACGTTGGAAAAGCAGTTGGCGCGCATTTCGACCGTGCCGCCGGGTTGCACGTCACCCGCGACGCCGGTCCAGAAGTTCTGCCGCAGGCGCATGCGCGCGGTGATGCTGTTCCACATGAACAGGCTGTCCGCCACACCGCCGATCGGCCCGCCGCCGCCGACAAATGCCGCCGGGGCGAAATAGCCGCCGGCGAGCACCGCGAGCACGTCGCCGTAGAAGATCTTCTGCGCCGAGGCCGGGTTGATGAACCCGGTGTAGGCACCGAAGTTCGGGACGCCGCTGCTGTCGATCAGCGCGACAGGCCGGAAACCGTATCCAACTGTCGGGTTTGCCATCGCTAAAAAGCCTCCGCCGCGTCTGGTGGTGCCTCGTCCGCCGGGCCGTATTGCCGGCGCATCTGCGTGTACTGCCGGCCGATCTCTCGCTCCGACTTCTCGCGCTGCCGGCGCAAGTGATCGTTGATCTGCGAGGCCGCTGCCGTGTCGCGCTCCCTCTCGGCCTGCTGGGAGAGAGCCTTGGGGCGCTTCATCAGCACCAAATTGTCGTTGAACACCGGATCGTCGGCCTGGACCTCGTCCTCGATCCCCAGTTCGATAAAGCGCTTGTTGACCATGTGCCCCGGCTTGTAGCCGGACTTCGACGGGTGATCCGCGGCCCGGCAGAATTTCCACCCGCCGCGCTGGTAGTCGTTGAGCCGCCGGTTCTTCAGTGTCGAATACGGCACCCTGACCGAGGCCCAGATGTAGTCCATCCCCGGCTCGCGCTCGCGCGGGTCGAGCTCGTATTTCTCCGACGGCTCGGTCGGGGTCAATCGGATGTACTCGTCGTCGCGGTCGGGATCGCGCCCGTTGTCGCGGGCGGTGTCGAACTCGATCGCCGCGGCGACCGGGATCTTGGGGTCGGGCTTGCTGTCGAGCACCGGCGGCAGGTTGGTGCGCTGCGTGTTCATGCGATCGCCGCGTCGCGGGCCCAGCTGCGCCGGCGCGTGTTGGCGTGACTGGGGTGATGAAGGTTGTGGTAGTACCATTCGGCGACTTGCTGCGGCGTCCAGCCCGCCGCCTTGTCGCCCTCGATCGTCTCGACCAGCGAGTGGGCGGCGGAGAGTTCCTCGGCGGAGAGCGACACCCGGCCACTGGTGACGTTGCGCCCGTGATCCTGCAGGGTGCGCCGGGACGGGGCCGCGGCTCCCGAGATCCCGGCGCCGCCGCGTCCCACGGCACGTTCCTGCGGCTCGACCGGCGCGTCGCCGTTCGCTTGCTGCGTCCTTAGCACCGGGGTCTCCACTTGCGGCGTGGCAGAGGGCAGGTCGATGGTGTGGCGTTGCTGCGGCGGCCGGTTGTCCTCGCCGGTATCGGAGAAGGCTTCGCCGTCGTCTCCCCCGCCGACGTCGCCCCCGTCCTCGACCGCCCGGTTGATGTGATCGAAATACTGTTGGCTGTTGCGCTGGTAGCCGTGGACGTTCATCGCCTCGGAAGCGGCACTGTCCACCTTGTGCTTGTAAGCGGGGTCGTTCATGTAGCCGGGGTGGCGGTCGATCCACGCCCGCTCCTCGTTGCTGTAGCCGGCGAGCGGGTCGGCAACCTGCCGGGGCTGCGATTGCGACAGTTGCGAGGCTTGCTGTTCCCAGTAGCGCTTCTCGCCCTCAAGCTGGGCGAGCCGGGCCGACTGCTCGGCCATCGCCTGGGTGACTTCCCCCGCTTCCTCGAAATTGCCTTCCTGCTGCAGCGCCACCCATTTCTGCCGGGCCAGCGACTGCGCCGCCTTGACCTGCTCGATCGCGTTGGCAACGCCCTGCAGATTGCCGGCGACCTGGCCCTGTGTCGCCTGGTGCGCGGTGGCGTGAGCGCTGTTCGCTTCCTGGGTCAGTGCGGCGTTGCGGCGGTTGGCGGCGTCGAGTGCGGCCCGTAACGTAGAGATATCGTCGGGCATCGTTACCTCACGCGATCAGATCCGGCCGCGTGATGCGCAGCAGGATGTACTGGTCGTTGACGAGCCGGCAGGACTTGGTCTTCAGCTTGAAGGACGCGCCCTTGAGGTACGTGTAAGAGACCCACTCGCCGACCTTTGGCGGGTCGGGGTCGTTGTCCTTGTCGACAAACCAGGACTTGGTCTTCTCACTCTTGTACGCATACGGCCCCAGCTTGAGGATGAGGCCGGTGACGCCCTGGTAGTCGTACTCGTCCGCGCTCTTCTGCGTGAGGATCAACCCGCCGGCGGTCCTGCGCTCTTGGTCGGGCTTCCAGGTGGCGACAAGAACGTCAGCACCGCCGACCTTGATCTCGTCCAGCACATCGCCGATTTCGGCGAAAATCCGACGCCGCTCCTCGTCGGGGTCGATCTGAAACTGCACCGCCTGCGAGATTAGCTGGTCAGACATCCCCTTCCCGCCCAGGAAACCACACTGAAAAACCGTACATTAAAATGACGCGGGAATTGGGCGCTTGTCAAACATCACAGAAAAAGCGTGTGGTTTAGCTCTTACTCTTCGGGGTGACGCAGCGGTGCCGGGGGCGCCAGTTCGACGTCGCGACCCGCCGCAACCTCGCGGATCAGATCGCGAATGCGCTCGAGCTCGTTAAAGCGCGCGGTCTGGGAAAGATACTCTTCGGGGCTGAGCGCGCCCCCCATGACCTCGCGGATGATGGCCCGCTGATCGGCCAGCAAACGCTCGAGAAGCCGGGACCACTGGTCCGGGTTGTCGGGATCTACGTATCGTCCGCCGGGTCCGAGCAACTCTTGTCCTCGATCGCCACCCCGTAATAGCCGCTGTCGATCGCTTCCTCGAGAAGATCCTGCTGCACCCGGACGATGTCGCGATGCACCGGCGCGTAGTTGCTTTTGAGAAGCGCCGGGTTCTTCGCGTATTGCTGCGCCGCCGCAATGAGGCCCGGCGCCTTCGCCTCGTCCTTGGCGAGCTCCTGCGCCAGCCAGAAGGCGATGTCGGTGTATTTCTGGTACGCCTCGCCCAGGATCATCTTGAGGCGGATCGTCGTCGAGGCAGAGGCGGCCTCAAGACCGGCCTGGAAGACCTCGGCGATCTTCTCGACATGCCCCTCTTCGCCCCTCGCCGGGACATCCGCCTCGATGTGGATGTCCGGGTTTAAGGGCGGCTTGACAACCGGGTTCTCGTTCACTGAACCAGATTATGCGTTGGTCTCGGTGCGGGTCACCCGTCCGTGCCCGGCCTGGTAAAGGTCGAGCTCGTCGCGCACCCATGCCTTGACATCGTCCGGCACGGCGCCGCCGCTGGTGTTGGGCGGCGGTCCGGCCTCTTCCGGCGGGGTTTCGGGCGGGGTCTCCGGCGGGGTCTCGGGCGGTGTGCCGGGATCGACAGGTGGTTCGGTGCCTGACATCGGTCTCGCTCCTATGATCGGTGGGAGTTGATCACGCGAACGCTGCTGGCGCGGATGCTGCGGGCGATGGCTGTGGGCCATTACCCTCGCCCGCCCTCGCAATAAGGAAGGTGCTTGGCTTTCTCGAGACGCCCGGGGCCCGACGCCGAGCCGGCGGTCATCGGCACCCGTCCCGGGCCGCACTCGCCGCCATTCGCCCTGCCGCCGCGCTTCATGTTGTCGTCGCCGACATCCATGTCGCCGGGACCAGCCTGGGCCGCTGCGGTCTCGATCGCCTGTTCGGGACGCTGCTGCTTCATCGGCAATGTGTCGTCGGGCTGACGCGCGCCTTCCGGCATGTCCGCCCCGGCGGAGAACGCCTGGCCTTTTGGCTTCCGGGCGCGGATCGACCCGCCCTTGGCGTAGCAGTCCTCGTCCGAGCCGGCGCGACCGCCTCTGGCTCTCGCCGTCCCGCCCATGTTGGGCGGCGGCGGTACCGCACTGCCGCCCGGACCCGGACCGATCGGCGCCATCGCCGCGCCGGGAGCCGGGCCACCCGGCATCGCCGCCGGACCACCCATCTGTCGTCGCGCTCGCCCGCCTGCCGCCATCCCCGGCGGACGCATTCCCGGCGGCGGACCACCAGGGGGCATCCCCGGCGGCGGACCGCCCGGCGGCAAGCCCGGGGGCGCACCCATCCCCGGAGGCGGGCCACCCGGAGGCATACCCGGCGGACCACCGGCACCCGGTGGGGGCATCGGCGGTCTGGGCGGCGGCATCGGCGGGCGTACCGGCGGCATCGGCGGACGCGCCGGCGCACCACCAGGCCCGCCTGCGCCCTGCGGAGCGATGATGATCTGGATCCGGTTCTTGTCCTTGGCGTCGCCGTTGCCCTTGGCGCGGCCTCTGGGCGCACGGTCGGCCCGGGCCGGCTCCATCGGCCCTGCCGCACTGCCGCCAAACTGCAGCCGCAATCTCGTCTTCTTGCCGCCATGAAGCTGCTCGTCGTGCTCGCCGATCGCCCGCTCGATCTCGTGGTCGATGAGGCGCTTGTCGGCCATCGCGTCGGCATTCTTCGCCAACTGGCGCGAGATCTGGAAATGCCCGCCCTTGGCGCCGTGACCGTGACCGGTCGTGTTGAGGACGCGCCGAACCCGCTTGTTGTTCAAACTCTCATGGACGTAAGCCATCAGCGCTCTCCCGGATTAGGCATAACGCTATCATCATTTCCTCGGTCGCCCAAATCGGTCGCGTTTTACCGGCTGGGGCAGCATCGCGACCTGACGGCGGCGCTCGGCCTCGACACTGATCTGCGCCTGGACAAGCTGCGCGATCATCTGCGGCGGGAGCTCACGCGCAAACCGCGCCACCGCCTCGTTGAGGATCCGGTTGCAATCCGGCATGGTGATCGGCTTCTTGCTGTCGATCAGTTGGGTCGCGACAAAGTCGCCGATCCGGTTTCCCAGGTCCTGCCACGCCGCCTCGCGCCGCAGCTGGGCGAGTTCCAATTCCACGTGGAATTTAACCGGGGTTAACACGCCGCCGGTTTCAGAAAGACGACCCGGGTCGAGCCGTCGATGATGCTGTCAAAGGTCTTGCCATAGACCCTTCGGAGCTCCTGCGCGACATCCTGCACGATGTCCTGAGAGATATCGGTTGCTAGTCGGTATTGCACTTCTGGATCGGCGTTTTCGCGTATGAGTTCGACGATCCTGTTCTTTAACGCGACTGCCTCGTGCCGCCAGGGCGTCACCACATTCGGCCGATAGACACATGCGGAAGATACCGACATCTTAGACCCCCGAGGGAATTACACAGGGACCGATGATATCCTTATCGGAGTAAAACATCCCACTCGTTGTGAGGGGGTCGCCGATGAAGAGCCATTCCTTGCCGCTCCACTCGCCGACGATCGGCCCCTCCTCGGTCCTGAGCCAGTAGAGCCCGGGGGCGCGGCGGGCACCCTCGAGGCCCAGATTGAACCAGTGCATGTGGCGGCGGACGAAGCTGGGCATCGGGTTGTCGTGACTGCCGGCGCCCAGACCGGCCTCGTAAGCGGCCTGCCGGGCCTGCCTCTGCCGGTGATTACCTTCGGCGATCGCCTTCTCGTCGTCGGAGAGGCGGCGCTGGGGGTCGTAGAGTTCGGCGCCCTCGACCATGCGCGGCACTAGCCGTGTGTGTTCCTCGCTCAATCCGCCGCCTCCTGTTCGGGTTGCGCCTGCGTCCCGATACCTAACGCCGCTTCGTGATGCAGCTTTGTGACCTCGCCCATCTGTTTGATGTTCTCGACCCGCTGCGTCGTCTCGTTCTCCGCCGCGGCCTTGGAGGCATCGAGAGCCATTTTCTCGCGCTCGATCTGGTTCTTGTCGTCCGCGATCTGCTGTTCGCCGATCATCTGCTGCTGCTTCGTCTGGCTGTCGATCATCTTCGCCTGGACCCGCGGGTCGGGCTGCTGCTGCCCGGCGTTCTGCATCGGCGCCACCAGGAACTTCGTCGCGTCCTTGCCCAGATCGGTGATGATCTCTGAGAGCACGGCGCGGCGGTCCATCACGTCGGGCGCCTGCTGCGCCAGGAGCCCCAGGACGTTGTCGACCATCAAGCGATGGATGCGCGAGGGCACGTTGGGGTCCGAGGCCGGACGCAGCGCCAGGTCGGTGAACTCCTCGGCCCGCTCCCACTGCCTTCGCTGCGCGTTGGGATCGCTGGGCCGCTCGCGGGTCAACACCCACAGATCGTTGGGACGCTCGGCGAAGAGTTTCCTGATCTTGTGAAACTCCTCCTTCTGCGCATTGTGATTGCGCTTATAGACCTCGGCGAAGGTCTGCACCTTGTCCTCGACAAAGGCCATGATCGTGCCGACCGGGATGTTGGTGCGCCCCTCGCCCGTCTCCAGCATCACCGAGCCCGCCAGTTCGCGCGAGTGCTGGCCGATCAGTTCGGTGAACTGCACCAAGGCCGGCGACACGTCCTTGTAGGGCATCGGCATGAACATCTTGCTGAGATCAACGCTCAGTGGCGCGTCGACATCGGTAAACTCGCCCGGGGCCGGCGCGATCTCGTTGGTCGCGGTGCGCGCGTTCTTGTTTTTGATGCCGCCGGGGAAGTTGGAGAACATCCCCGTGTCGATGAGAAGCCGCCAGCACGCTCTGAGTGCTCGCGTCTGATTGCCCAGTAGCTGCAGAAACCCCCAGTCGTGAAAGCCGAACCCCGGCACCAGGCCGAACTTCACGTACATGTTCTGCTTCAAACAGAGCGGGTCGGAGGGGTCCCAGTTGCGCCACATGCCCAGGACCTGCTGCGAGTTGCGCTCGACCGCGACCTTATAAGGGAGCATCAGCCCGTCAGGGGTTCGGCGTTCCCAGTAGCCGTCGATGATGTGATGGTCGATGTCGATGTCGAGATCGCATTCCAGGATCTCGTAAGGCTGGTCCTCCGGCCTCGCAAAGCCGCCGATGGTGATGCCTTCGGCCTCCTTGATCTTCCTCTGGGCCGAGCCGCCGAACATCATCGACCCCGGCATCCCCAGTTCTATTCTGCGGTATTGCCCGACAACCTGCATCCGCAACAGCTGCGACTTCGTCATGTCGATGCGGTGGGTGACGCGCACCGCATTCTGCAGGTCGGTCGCTTCCTCGGAGACGATGAGGTCGGGAGCGAGCACGCTTTCCGAGACCGGGCGGCGGCGGATCGGGCAACGGAACACCTTCTTGTATCCCAGGCCGCAGAACGCCTGGCCCATCAGCATGTGCCCGGTGTCGGGGTAATACTCGGTGGCAACGTCGGTGAAATAGTAGTTGAGGTCGGCCTCGAAATTGTTCGCCCGCTGCTCCTCCTCCAACGGCACGTTGCCGATCGTCGGCACCTTCGCCGGCCCCATCGCCGGGAGCATTTCAGCCGAGGCGCCGGCCTGGTACTTGACCATCGCGTCCAGCATCAGCGGGTGGCCGATCCGACTGACGTTGCGCCGCGCGCCTCTGGTCCCGATCTCCTCGATCTTCGACCCGATGAGGTCGATCCCCTTGTTGTACTGGTCGATCCAGCCCTGGCGCGAGGTGATGTCGGCGTCGACCCCCTGGATCACCTCGGCGCCGATATTGCTGAGCACCCGGCCCTCGAGCCCCAAGGTGATCGCCAGGTTCTCGTCGAACGGCGCCGGCGGGCGCGGGATGTGGACCGCCGGCGCCGGAAGATCCTCTTCCTCGATATCGGGGCCGTCGGCGCGGACGGTGACCGCCATCCCCGTCCCGGTATCGATCACGATGCCGCTGTCTTCACTTCCCTGCCCCACGCGGTTATCGAAAAGATCAGGCGCTCGCTGGGGCTGCGTCGGATCTTGATTGTTAAAGCGGCCAGCTTCCTGACCGGCGATCTGGGGCCGGGGCGGCGGCGGCAGGTTGAGCGCACGCGGGTCAGACATGCCTCCGCATATAACACGAAAATCCTGTGGTTCTCTAGGCGGCTCCGGCGCCGCCTAAATCAGTGGTCACCTACCTTCATGTACTGGGTGAAGGCGTCGGCATAGGCCGAGATCGTGTCCGGGCTGCGATCGGCCTCGGGCATCGCGGTCAGCGCCTTGATCGCCAGGTCCAAAGCGGCGCTTCTGATCTGCCGCTCCATCTGCACCTCGGCGACGGCGCGCTGCTGCGCCATCTGCTGCACCACCGGCTCCAAGTGGCGCAGACGCGTGTCCAGCGCCAGGATCGAGTTGCCCGGGGAGAGCGCCTCCAGTTGCTTGATGCGGCCCGCCAGCATCTTGAGCATCAACGGCGCCGTGGGCGCGGTCAGGATCATGTCCAGATCGTCCATCATCGGCTCGGCCGGCACCGGTTCCGCCGGCGGCTGGGCTGGCCGGCGTCCCGGACGGCGCGTCTCGGGCACCTCCGAGGCCACTTGCGGCGGGGTCGGTTGCGGCTGCGGCGGTTGCGCCGCCTCCTCGGGGGCCTGGCCGTTCACGGCTTCGTGAGCCGCCGGGGCGCCGAACCCTTCCTCAAACAGCGCCGTGGTGTCGCGATCCTTGGTGCTTCGCCTGTCGCTCATCCTCCACCCTCCGTCTGCCTTCCTCGGTGCGCCGCATGCCTCGACGATGCTCGCGCATGTAGGCGCGTTGCCACGCCGCCTTGTCAAAGCCTTCCGGTGTCTGCTTCAGACGCCCGCGACCGCGCTTGGGCGGCGGGTCGGACAAGCCGACCGCGTTCCGCGCCGAACCCGGCGCAGCGTAAACCGCAGTCGTCTTGTCTGGACCGGCCCCGACAACGGCTTGCGCCACTCCCGGGGCCGGGGCCTTATCTCGAGGTGCAATGACCAGCACCCTATGCTGATAAGGAGATCCAGCCGCATACCAACGTTGCTTCGCAAAGATCGGCCCATGACGTCGCGCCACTTGCGCCCATTGGCAATCGCAATAATTCCATGTGGAACCGCTGTCGCAAAACGGGCACCGCTGCACTGACGCCATAGGCTTCTTACACTATGCTCCGGCAATCATATAGGAGCCGTCAGCCATTTCGACACGGGTGCCCGGCGGGCACCACAGCGTCTCGGTCCACATCGCGTCATGGCCGGCGGCCTGCAGCATCCGCCAGATCTTGTAGGCGCGATCCTCCTGGCTCACCCCATCGATCGCCTTCCACTGCCGGGGAACCGCGATGTCGATACCGGCCATGTCCTTGAAACGACCGCTTTCCACCCGGATCGGCAGGGTCTCGCCGTTCGGCCCTTTCATCACCGCGTTGCAGAACCACACCGCCATCAATCCGCGCCGTTGGCGCTTCACGATGATCATGGTTTTCGGCTTCCTTACCGCTTCAATTTGCTCGGTCATTTCTTCGGTCATCGTCGTTCCTCTCTTGTTCCATTCGCTCGTAACCGACGGCGACGACTTCGCCGTCCTGGGTGGTGTAACGGAGCTCGATCCCGGCCGAATTGAAGATCCAATCGGGGGTCGCCATCACCTGTTCGGTCGCCGCTTTCGCCAGCTGCAGAAACTGCTCCTTGGTCACCGCTTTTCACCCCCTCGTCTGCATCCATGTCACCCACATCGACAGCGCCACCATGAACAGCGCGTAGCCCCAGAAGAGCGCCCAGTGATGCCCCGGTCGTTTGACGTGACTGTCGAACCACTTCTCGCTCACTCACACCTCCTCGTAGAGCTCGCGGATCCCCTCGCGGCTGGGGGCGAAGAGCGCGTTGCGCCGTTTCTCGGCCTCGTATTCGTAACTGAGCGGCAACAACCCGTACTCCCGCATATAGATCAAGGATCCACTGACCGTGTCGGCCAGGTCGTCGTG